TACAAGTCAGCGCGCACGATTTGTTCTCGCGCATGATCGACGCCGTTTGAACACTTCGACAGACGAAACACCTGTTGCGAGAGAGAAATGAAAAGAACGGTGGTCAGCCTGTTCGATAAGACGGGGAACGCAGTACGGCCGTGGGCTGAAGCGGGGTATCAGTGCGTTTGCTACGACATTCAGCACGACATCAATGGCGCGCGGCAGGAGGGGAACATCACATTCCAACCGTGGGACGCGTTGCAGGGTGCGCCTTTCATGGCGCGGGCCGAAGAGATCGCTTTCGTCTTCGCCTTCCCGCCCTGCACGCACTTGGCCGTTTCCGGCGCCCGCTGGTTCAAAGGAAAGGGACTGCGTGCTCTGGCTGAGTCGATCGAAATGTTCGCCGTCGCCGCGGAGATCTGCGAGGCATCTGGCGCGCCGTACATGATCGAGAACCCTGTATCGACGATCAGCAGCTACTGGAGAAAACCCGACCATACCTTCCACCCGTGGGAGTACACGGAATACGAGCTGTCGGATCACTACACGAAAAGGACTTGCCTGTGGACAGGGGGCGGCTTCGTCATGCCCGATCAAGCGATCGCGTTTCAGCTTGAGGGCAAGGAGCCTGACAACCGAATCCACGCTGCGCCACCGTCCGAAGATCGCGCTGACTTCCGTAGTGCCACGCCGCTCGGTTTTGCAAGAGCAGTTTTTCACGCTAACAACAAAGTATCCGTAGAGGTGGCAAGTGATTGATTTGACCAGTCAAGACAAAGCACGCTTTGAGAATTCATTCACTGTCACACCTGGTTGCTGGCCGTGGAATTTAAGTCGGTCGCCAAAAGGATATGGGCAATTTCACATTAAAAGCTATCCATATCGAGCAAGCCGTGTTTCGTATTTGCTTTACGAGGGGGAAATTCCTGATGGGCTGCATGTATTGCATCGCTGCGATAACCCTTGTTGCGTAAATCCGAGTCATCTTTTCTTGGGTACAAACCTAGAAAACATGAAAGATAGAGATGGGAAAGGACGGCATAGGGTGCTTCGAGGGTCCCTGCAAAAATCAGCGAAGCTTACTGAACAGGAAGTACTGTCAATCCTTTCAGACAAGAGAACTCACCTGGAGGTGGCAAACGACTACGGGGTATCGCGATCATTGATAGGCGCGATAAAAAGCGGAAAGCGCTGGCCACAGATGCGCGCGGTATTCCAGGCGAACGCGAAGCAGGATGTGACCGCCTAACCCGCTGTCTCGACGCAGCGACAACGATGAGGAATGAGATGAACGAAGACCAGATGGCTACATTGACCCGTCTCGCGATGGTGCTGGAAGCCGGGAAAGCAGAAAACGGAATCGACTGCGCACGGCAAGTGGCATATGCGGAAGCGCTTCGCGCCCTTCTCGCCGCCTCGAACGCGAGCGACAAGTGCGTCGGATGCGAAGGGAATCCGACCAATGAGAATAGCCCGTGTGGAGTTTCTGAGGGTCACATCCGCTACAGCGAGCCGATCGAGAAGCGTCCCGGTCGGCGTCGAACATGCCACTGCGGTTGCTGCAACCCGAGAACGCATCGGGGCATGGCGAACGGCGTTGCGCTCACCAGTGCATGTGAGTTGGGGATTGCCCGATGGGTGAAGACCGGAAGCGTAAGGCCAATCACGGCGCGGATAGACGCGCAGAAGGAGGAGGGGAAGTGACCATCGGCTGCAACGTACCGATGAAGCGCGATAGGGAGCACCTAGGGAATCAGGTGCTTTTTATCCAGCTCGTAGAGGATCGATGGGTTGTGTATCGTCGTCCTAGACTGCATCCTCAGATCATGATTCTGTCCGAGTGGAACAGATTGCCAGAATGGAGGGAGAGAAATGGCAGGAAATAAGAAGCCGCGCAAGAAATACGTCCGCAAGATTTCATGGCTGACGAAGGGCGCCGATACGATTTCAACCCTGTTCGACGGAGACAAGCCGCTAACCGGAGAACTACGAGATAAGGTTCTTCTGACTACGCACTTGGCAGCTCAACGACTATCCAGAGGCGAGGCAGAACAGGACGATTGGGGTGCGCTTGTCACTGCGATGAATATTTGCCTTATCTTGTGCGAGCAAGCGAACAATAAGCACATCGGATTACAGGCAGTATATGACGCAGCAAACGCGTTAATCGAGGTGCAGGAGCGCTGGTACGACAAGGGTAGTCGAACCCTACGAGCAGCAGAACTGACCGCTATCAACGGCGGAATCCATGTGTTCGAAGCCCTTGTTGAGATTGTCTCAAAGCGGCAATATGTGTGGGCATCAGATCAGATCGAGAAGCGCATGCGTCAGGGTCAATCGGTAGGAGTTGCCCCGGGTAAGAAAACAGCACGATACGCATTCAAGGAGGCGGCATGAAAAAGCCACGATGGACGCCATCAGAAGATCAGATCATTCGGGACTTTTGGGAGGCCCAGGGAGGCGTTAAAGCGTTCCTTCACCTTCTACCGGGCCGTACGCAGCATGCGATCTACTGCCGCGCAGAAGTGTTTCTGAAGCTTCCTAGTCGCATTCCTCTGAACCGAGCTCGTCATTCATTTGTTTCCAGCGTAACGGATGACCTGTTGAAGACCGGCTACTGTGGAACGACATACGAAATCGCCGAGAAGACTAGAGCATCGCATCAGAGAACTAGAACGATGCTCCGAGAAGGTCACGGTACGAAGTATCATATCGCCGGCTGGAAGAAGTGCGGAGGCAGTTCAAATTGGGTCGCAGTATGGCGATTTGGACCTGGGGCGGACGTTCCGAAGCCACTTCCGAAGGAAGGAAAGGAAAACAGCCACGAGTACCGCGAGCGCAGGAAAATTCGACAGGGCAAGGTCAACCCCTTCGCCACACTCGTTTCCCAGGTGACTGATGGTGAGAAAATCACACCAAATGGGAAATATCAGAGCCGCATTTTTAAGGAGGCCGCGTGAAAAATTCTCGGTTCTTTGGGGTATGTATCGTAATCGTAGTAGCGCCACACATGGCTACTTGGATTTCAAACATTTCCGCAGCGTGGTTTCTAGTTCTTATGCTCTATGAAATGTTGAGGGAATCTGATGCTACCCGCTGATTTTGATCCGTTGTGGGCCGCGCTGGGAATCAAGCGCCGTGATTGGACTAAGCAGGAGCAGAAATGAGCCGCGATCAGTTCGACCGATACTACGACGAAGCCGGCCTATGCTGCCTCGCAGGCGTTAAGGAAAAACACTGGCAGACGTGGCTGAAAGCTCAGGAGGTTCTGTTGTCGGCGCATGGGCCAGTGACGATGCTAACGATGGATAACGTAGTTCCGATGCCTGGATTACCCGATGCTGACTCTGCGTAACGACCAAGAAGAAGCCCTTGAGGCCGTGCGAGTGCACCTGAAGCGAGGACGTAGGCGCGTACTCTTGCAGGCCCCTACGGGATTCGGCAAAACCGTAGTGGCCTCTACGATGGCTAAGAACGCGGTAGAGAAGGGGAAGCGTGTCTGGATGTTGGTTCACCGTAGAGAGCTAGTGAGGCAAGTATCAAAAGCCTTCTCGAAGTGCGATCTCCCACACGGCATCGTGAGTGCTGGCTATCCGTCTAATCGTTTCCACGCAGCCCAGGTGTGCTCGATACCCACTCTGATTCATCGGCTAGACAGATATCAAGCGCCAGACGTAATTATTTTCGACGAGGCGCATCACATCGGCGCCGGTTCGTGGGCAAAAATCGCGCAGGAGTTTCCTAATGCGGTGCACATTGGTTTATCGGCAACACCAATACGGCTTGATGGTGTTGGTCTCGGAGAATTCTTCGATGAACTTGTGGAGGGGCCAGCCGTTAGATGGCTCATCGACAATTCGTTCCTTGCGCCTTATCGGCTCCTCGCTCCTGCAAGCAATCTATCTCTCGCCGGAATTCACAAGGTGGGCGGTGATTACAACCGAAAAGAACTCGATGAGGCAATTAGAGCGTCAACGGTTACGGGGGACGCCGTTGACCACTACGTCAAGCATGCGATGGGCACCAAAGCCCTCATGTTTCATGTATCCGTGGCGCGTTCACTCGAGGCTGTTGAGCGCTTCAGGACAGCCGGTATCAGCGCTGAACATGTGGACGGCGAGACGGACCCGGCTGTACGGGACGCAGCGATAGATCGGTTTGAGAATGGCGACCTGGACGTTATCTCAAACGTTCAGATTTTCGGAGAGGGGACAGACATTGCCGGCGTGCAAACCCTGATCGATTGCGCGCCTTCGATGAGTCTAGGCGCCGTGATGCAGCGATGGGGGCGCGTTCTAAGGCCGGCGCCCGGGAAGACAGCCCTGATTCTGGATCACGCAGGGAACAGCGGAGAGAAGCACGGTTTTCCATGCACGCCGAGACAATGGAGTCTAGAAGGCCGAACGAAGCGCAAGAAGAAAGATTCGGAGGACGTGACTCTGCGCCGATGCCCGGTCTGCATGGCGACGCTGATGGGCTATGTCGCGAAGTGCGGATCCTGCGGTCACGTATTCGAATCGCAAGGCCGAGAAGTCGAAGAGGTCGCTGGAGACCTGGTAGAAGTCGATGCAGCGACAGCGGCGAAGGTGAAGCAGGCAGAGCAGCGGAAAGCGCGGTCAGAAGATGAGTTAGTAGCCATCGGACGGTCGCGCGGTTACAAGAGGCCGGAATTATGGGCGCGGCATGTGACTAGAGCGAGACGGAGAACAGTATGACCGAATCATCCCTAATGCGCCGCATTATGCTGGCAGTAGCCAAGACTACCGTTCTGTTTCGTAACCAGTGCGGTTTCTATGTGCAAGACGGGCGACCGATCCGATACGGCATCGCGAACCCAGGGGGCGCCGATCTGATCGGATGGACATCGCTCGAGGTTACGCCCGAAATGGTCGGCAAGCGTATCGCTGTGATTACCGCGCTAGAGGTGAAGACTGAGAAGGGAAGGCCGACTCCGGACCAACTACGGTTCATTGAGGCCGTGCGCAGAGCTGGCGGTATCGCTGAGATCGTGCGCTCAGAAGAGCAGGCGAAAGATGTTGTGAAAAACACGTTGCGCTAATCTCAACGGCGGGCTATGATTCATCCCATGCAAACGGAGGAATCATGGAAGCGATTCAGATGCTGTTGGACAGCAGTTTCAACCAGATCGTTATGTATCTCATGGCGGTCTGGCTTGGCGTAGCGATTGGGGCGTTTTACGTAGGATTCTGTGTTTGGACGGGGAGGGAACGCAATGAGTAAGATGACGCTTGAGCAGCAATTTCTTTGGATCGATGTGCGGGATTTCTTCAAGAGAATTGCGGACGATGATATGCGAGCGGCATTGAACAGAAAGCTTGAGAAAGATCTGGCTGAGGCATACATCGAGCAGATTCAAAAGCTTTTAGATGATAAGGGGTGGAAATGACAAGAGAATCAATCATCCCCGCCTCCGAGGAAGAGTGGCTTAAGCTTAGGACTCTTGATGTAACCAGCACTGAGTCGCCGGCTCTCTTCGGGCTATCGCCGTACATGACGAAGTTTGAACTGTGGCATCGGAAGAAGTCCGGCGAGGTGTACACGATCAAGGATAACGAGCGGATGTTTTGGGGACGCAAGTTGCAGGATGCGATTGCGGAAGGGATATCAGAAGAACAGGGATGGTCATGGTCGCCTAGGCCGCAATACGAACGCGTCCCTGGAATTCGTATGGGATCGTCATTTGATTATTCGGCATCAATGGCGGGGAATGATTCGCCAGGGATGCTCGAAATCAAGAACGTAGACTACCTTGCGTTCCGAGATAACTGGACTGTGGGCGAGGATGGCGAGATCGAAGCGCCTCCGCACATCGAGATTCAGTTGCAGCACCAACTCCATGTCAGCGGTTATACATGGGGCGCCATCGGAGTGCTGGTAGGGGGTAACAAGCCTCACGTACTGATCCGCGAGTATGACCCGAAAGTAGGGCAGGGGATTGAACAGAAGATCCGTGAATTCTGGTGGAGCATCGATGCAGGAAAGGAGCCTGAACCGTTCTATCCGACTGACGCAGCGTTCGTAGCATCGCTTCATGGATATGCGGAACCCGGGAAAATCCTAGATGCTCGCGATGATGACGAAATCGCATCACTCTGTTTAGAATACAGCGAAGCATCTAAGCGCGAGAAGGACGCCAAAGAAGACAAGGAAATCGCGAAGGCAAAGCTTCTGACGATGATTGGCGAGGCTGAGAAGGTGCTGGCTAGCGGGTATTCGATCAGCGCTGGTATCGTGGCGCCGTGCGAAGTGGCATACACCCGGGAAGGTTACCGATTGTTCAAGGTAACCAAGAAAAAGGAGAAACAATGAGCAACGAAATCACAGTAGTCCGTAGCGCCATCGAGAAGATGGAACCGCAGTTCAAGGCAGCGCTGCCGCCGCAAGTGAGCCCGGAGCGTTTCGTTCGCGTGACGATGACGGCGATTCAGAATACGCCGGCCCTTCTCAATGCTGATCGCCAGACGCTGTACGGCGCTGCTATGCGAGCTGCACAGGATGGTCTGTTGCCGGATGGTCGCGAAGGAGCGATTGTCACGTTCGGTAATAAGGCTCAGTGGATGCCCATGGTCGCGGGGATCCAAAAGAAAGTGCGCAACTCGGGCGAAATCTCGACGTGGAGCGTCAACGCTGTCTACGAGAATGACGAATTCGATTACCAGCTTGGCGACGAGGAGAAGATCAGCCATAAGCCGACACTGAGAAATCGAGGAGAATTGATCGCAGTCTACTCAATTGTCGTGATGAAGGACGGCGAGAAGTCGCGCGAGGTTATGTCAGTCGATGACGTGAATGCGATTCGCAAGCGCAGCCGGTCGCCGGATAAGGGGCCATGGGCAACGGACTACGACGAAATGGCGAAGAAGACCGTGATTCGACGCCATGCCAAGCGCCTGCCGATGTCTACCGATCTGGACGGCTTAGTGACGCGTGATGACGACTTCGAAGAGGCGCCGGCGCCGAAGGCTGAAGAGGTCAAGCCGAAATCTGACGGCGTGAGGCGCCCGCGAGGTCTTCAGGCCGTAGTAGATGCTGCGATTGACGCTGACGGCGTTATTGACATGCCGATTCCGGAAACAGAACCGATGCAAGAGGATACCTATGAATCCCCGATTTGAGCACATGCGCAGCCTGTTTGACATCGTGGCTGCTGGGTCGGTGGGCGGTACAATCGCCTGTATTCTCTATCTCTGCTGGCAGGCCGGGAGCGGGGTACTTTGATACAGCGGCCCATATGGGCCGCTTGACATAACGGATACTATCAGGTCTTCTGAACAGACTGTCCGTACACCGAGAACGCGTTAGACAGAGTCAACTGAAACACGCCCAAAGCCGCTACCACTAGCGGCTTTTTGTCTGCCGGGACCAATGCAGAAGCCGTGACCGCCTGCTCGATAGCCGGAATCGCCGTGTTCACCAGCGACTGAACCGAGGCCGGATCTACCGTTGCCGATGCCGAGCAAACCAAGCTCGTCGTGTCAGCAGCAGACTTCACCGCCGGATCCATTGCCGCGACTGCCTGGAGCGTAGGATCGACCACCATGCAGGCGTTCACTACCTGAGCCTTAAGCTTCGTAGCAGCGTCAGCCGTCGAGGCCTGTTCAGCCGTAGTACAGCCGGCAAAAATTGAGAAAATCGCAATACTGCAAGCAAGTTTTTTCAAGGTGCGTCCTTCGTGGGAGGTGCGTCCTTCGGGACGCGTTGGAGATTCGTGCAGCCGTGTACGACGCCTAGAGCGACGAGCATAGCTTTGATTTCGGAGACGAGTTCCACATCAGCATGGCCAGTCCAGACTAGGACAGTCCATAGGATTACGAGGAACGCAGCTGCGATGTACGTAACGATTTCCTGGTTCATTTGGCTAGTTGGATGCCCTGCTCTATCAGTTGATCTGGATACGGTTGCTCGCCGTTCTCATGCTGGATGATCCCTTTGATGAGTCCCATCAGAACACTGTCCACATGTATATGCAGAACGTCGTCGGGTTTTACGCCGCATTGCTTCGCCACGTTTTGAATGTACGATTCGGTATCGTTTTCATTCGGCGGCGCCCATCGGCTGATGATGCCTCGCACGGTGTACAGACGGTAAATGTCATAGTACGTGCCGAGGATCCTAGCGATTGCACGGATTCCATACACAGGATCAACGAACTGACAGAACGTAGGATCCATGCGGGAGGAACGAGGCACGAGGCCTGCCCATGAATCGCCCCACCGGATATTTCCTGGGTTGTTATTTCTGATGCCTCTCGGAATCATCTCCCCTCCAATGCTGCGAGCAACCGTTCATCCTGACTCTTGATCGCCCGCAAAAGTTCACCTTGAGTTCGCATCGCGTCGCGCTCTGCCTCAGCCATAGATACTAGCGCCTCAAGCATCCTTCCCTGAGCTGCGACAGTCGTTCTCTGGAGCTCTGCGGACTCTTCCGCTACCACCATAAGCACAGCACCGGCAATCGTCGCCTCGACCGAAAGAGACAGGTTCGTGATTCCAAATTCGACGTCATAGCCCAAGAACTCATGGGCCAGCAGCGAGCACGCGACAAACGCAATCAGGATAATCAGGAAGTTTCGCGGCTTCCTGACCGTCAGATAGATCCGTAGAACCTTATCCATGCCGCACTACGTTCAGAGCCAGTGTGATCGCTGCAAGCAGGAACATGCCGGCCGCACAGACCGCCGCGAACTTGGCCGGGATCGAATTGTGAGCGTCAGTCAAGCGCTTATCGAACTTATCGTTAATGTCCCGGCGAAGATCGGAAATATCGTCCTTCTTCGCTACCGTCATCAGCCCCTCTCGGAGCATCACAACCGTCTCATCAAGTTTTGCTAGATGGCGCTCGTGGCGGTCAAGGGTTTCGTCGTGAGCGACTAGACGCGCCCTAAGTGCTTCGATTGCCATTGCGTGCTCCCTATCGGCCGCGTGCAAATCTTCGATGGTCGGCATAGTTACCCCGTATTGATGATGGCCGTATATGTTTTTAGCGACGGCGACGAGCGCCAATGAACCCGTAGGCAGTATTTGTGGAAGTTGCGAACGTAGAGTTGATGACGAGATAAACAGTCGTCGTCGTGCTAACGTTGATTTGTCGCGTTCCGGCGGGCACTGTTACCGGATTTCCGCCAGCAACGGTATATGGGTAAATTGCTGTTCCGCCACCGTTAGGCGATGTTTGAATAGTCGCAGATACGGTGCTGATGGATGCTTGCGTAAAGGATTGAGTAGTAGTGCCCGCGGGGTTAGTTGCAACGGTACCCCATACATCCCAATCGCCTGCCGGGAGACTGATAGACGTGATGTTTGCCGCAGTTCCGCTAGTAAGAGAGATAGCCGACCCTACAGCAACGTTGCTGGAAACGACTTGGCCAACGCTGCCCGCATTAGCTGCATCTGCCAGGGTGGTGCCGACGATTCCGCCAGTCGAGGAAGGCTGAATGGAGCCGGTGAAATTGGTATTGCCATTGATCGAATTACCGCCAGTAGGCGAGAATACTTTTGTGTTTGCTGCGTTGAAAGTCACATTCGGGCAGAACGTATCATCGATAGTATTACCAGTTGATGAAGAACTTTCGAGAATATTGGGGGACTTGCTGTTGACGCACACGACGTTCTTCAGAGAATAATTCCCAGCCGAAATTTTGATATCGTTTGTCGCGTTAGGGGACGCAATGAACATCGTAGAGCGAACATCGTTCTGACCTGAGTTAAGCCATAGGTTTTGGCCGCCGGCATTTGCCTCGAACCAACCGCTATCGAAGCTTGCGCCGACTCCGGATGAAAGAGCGGCAATGTATGCCCCGCCAGATGCCGGAGTACCTGTCGTTCCGTTGCCTTCGATGTCGAAACCCTTTACAAGAAGCTCATTCCCGCCGTTGTAAAAAATTCCATATGTCGAGTTATTGACGTACCGATTCCCAATCATAGTGATGAGATTCGGGATGCCGCCGCCAAAGAGCGACGCGTTCGCATCAGCTCGATAGCCGATCTGGTTATTCTGGAAAATGTTGTCTTGGTAATAGTTTGAAATTTCCCCCCAAGCAAGATGGCCGACCTGAGCGTTCTGGAAGGTGTTGCTGGAAAACTTTGAACGCACGAGGTCATACGACAGGAGCGCTGCCGGCGTGGTTGAAGCGGAGAAACCACTAAAAATAAGACCAGATATTGTGATGGGACCAATGTAATGCGTCATCGACAAGCTGCCGATCTGCATAACAGGGTTGCCATCATTCGTGATCTTTTGCAGCGTGGCACCATCACCGTATATGGAAATCTGATTATTCGGCGTGCCGTAGTTGATAAGATCCGTCATGCAAGTACCGCCATTGCTGAAGATATACAAAGGGCGGTTTGCAGCTTGTGCGGCAGCAACTGCATTGTTGAACGCAGTCGTGTTGTTAGTCACACCATCACACTTCACGCCGAAGTCAGCTGCATCAATATAATCCTGAGCACGCGCGCCAAGACTGCGCGTAATCGCTCCAGTTCCAGTCTGAGTGAAACTTGTAGAACCCGCAGCAACACTGCCCCACGAAGGCGCGCTGCTAGGCCCAGTCGAGACAACAGCCTGTCCGGAAGTAGACCCGGCCGGATTAAGAAGCTGAACCGGATTTGTCGTTGCGGCACCTACCAGTGTTGAGAAAACACCAATAGTGAAGGCAAGAATTTTCTTTTTCATGGCGTGAAGAATTTGTTTAGGTACATGCTACCGCTGTAGGAGAACATCTTGATAATGCTGTTCGATGCAGCAGCAACGGGAGTTCCGCTTTGAAGCAGAATGTTTCCACCAATCACATAGGTAGTGTTGCCGTCCCCCTGCTGAAGCGTCAGATTTTGACCGGAGTAGATACCAATAACGTTCGTTACGTTCGTCGCGCCCGGTTGAGTAACAGTGGCGTTATCAAGACCTAGAACACTCAGAACAGATCCAGTAACGACTGGGAGCGCGGACGGATGCTTATTACCCTTGAACGTCCAACCGGTCTGCGCGGCAGGAGATCCGGAGTAGTTCATAGCGTTGCCGTTTACGCCTGCGAGCTGGCTCCAGTCGTTATCATTGAACGAGCAATTGTTATAGGTAAGATTGTTCTGGAACGCGATGCCTAGGCCGTAGACCGTATGCGCGGGCGAGTTGAAATCAATGACGAGGTTATCCTCGATCTGGATATTCTGATAAAGCGCAGTCGGATGCGCGCCGGTAAGCGTAGCTGCAACCCAAATACCTTGATTCGATCCGGTACCTGCGAAATTGCAACTGTCAATGATGTTGCCGATAACGATGGCATCGGTCAGATTTCCACCCTGATCCGTGCCAAGCTTGATGCCCTGCTGCGCTGAATATCGAATGTAATTGTTGCTCACCACATGGTTAGAGGCAACGTCGATCCCGTACAGCCCAGCATAAATTACAACGTTGGAATCGAAAACCAATCCTTCGTTAATGCGCGTGCCATCTTGACCTAAGCCAATGCCATCTTCTGCCGCATTTCGGTTGTCATTGCAGACGTTGTCGCTAACCGTGATGTAGCTATCGCCGGCGCCTATAACGATCATGAACCCGTTTTCCGCAGCCGCGCCTACGGTAGCGGTAGGAGGTACAGCCTTTGAGACGTAGTTGCCCGTAATCGTGATGTACTGGCTAACGTTGAAGTTAGACACCTGCGAGGCATAGCCGGTCAAGATGCCGTTTGATCCGCACGAAATGACGGAGTTATCCTTGATCGAACCGTTGGTCGTGCACCATGCGTTGATGCCGCCCCACCCGATGTTTTGGAGTCGATTGCGCTCGATCTTGAAGTTAGACACTGCGCCGGATGCCGGCTGGGTCACGATCCCGTTATAGATGAAATCGTGGATGTAGCAGTCCGTGACGTAGATGCCCGAGACGGAAATAGTGGTGGAAATTGCCCCAAAGGATTGCGACGTGTTATTGGCGATATTCCCATCCATCCCGAGATTCGAGATTCCGCAATTGTTCGCGTTCAGGATGAAAACAGCATTCGGGTTATAGCCGATGAAGCCCGTAGCATTGCTCGGAACCGTGATCGTCGCGCTGTAGGCAGAATTCCCCCACAGCTGGACGTTAGGAAGCGTCAGTGGGATCGGAGACGAAACAAGATATGTGCCAGCAGGGAAATAGACTGTGCCGCCGCCAATGGCTCCAGCATAGGCAATCGTGGCCTTAATGGATGCCGTATCGTCGGTAACGCCATCGCCCTTCGCGCCGTAGTCCTTAACTGAGATCCAATCGGAGAGCTTGGATTGAACGGTGCGCGAGACTGCGCCGGCGCCGCTTGCGAGGAATGCAAGCTTCGAGCTGCTGATAGCTGCGTTGTTGGCTACGGAATCGTTCGTGACCGTGCCAGTGCCAGGAGCACCAATCGCAATTGTGCTACCAACCTTGATCGTGACTTCCTGCACGCCGACCGGGATAGGCGCATTGAACGTAACCGTAGTGCCAGAAATCGAGTACGTATCAGCCGTCTGGAAAACGCCGTCAAAGAACACCCACATATTCGCGGGAGAGCCGGGTGCCGTCGAAATCGTAAGCTGAGTAGTCGTGCCCGGAGTAAATCCCGTCCCCGACAGATACACGTTGTCCGTGATGTTCCCGAACAGGCCCGCGCTTGTGTCTTCGGTGATCTGATCCCAAATCAGGTTTCCATGGACATCGTAGACGACTTGCCGATAGACGCCGGAACCCCAAATGATCGCTCGACCGCCTCCGTCAAGGATGACAGGGTTCGTATTCAGGATAGTCTGTGCGGAATCTTTCCACGTCGCTTTGAACGTAGTCGTATTCGGCACGTAGAAATAAACGGAGCCGCCTGCAAGCGGTTTCCCGTTGTTATCGGCGAACTGTGTCTCTGCGTTTGGCAGAAGCGTTGCAGGCATTTACCTACCCCTGAAATATTGTGATTATCTCAATACTCACCGCAGACGGTCTAATCCTTTCTGCGAATTTGCGCGAAGCTCTTTATTGAGCGATTCAAGCTGTTTTGACGCCCTTCGTGACTCCGCTAGTTTACCAATTCCGCCGCCTACTTTAGTCCCTCCAAGCGTGCCAAGAACACCAGCGCCAGGGACAGGAATCGCATGCCCTATCGCCCCGCCAACGGCAGCGCCAGCGCTTGGTGCGTATTTCTCAACGAACCCGGGTTTATTCAGCCGTGCTGCCTGCTGCGCCGCGCCTTCGTACGAATGCACGCCAGGCATAATCTGACCGCCGTAATTCAGGGTGTGGAACTTAGCTACCTCATCAGGCGGGAAAGTTTGGAGAATCTTCTCACCAACAACAGAATTCAGAGTCTTATTTACGCTGTTCTGATTCCATACGCCAGCTTTAGATGCTCCCTGTTCATAGACTTCGCGAGCAAGAGCACCCTGCATTTCATTCTTAGCCGCTGCCGCCATCTGTTGCAATTCGGTCGGAACAGCGGGGATACCTTCGGGAGCTCCGGAGATTTGACCGCGCGAAAGATCATCCAGAGTGTTGTAAATATGTCGCCATTGATCGAGGCGCATATTGTTCAATTTCCCTGGAATCTGCTCGGCAGCAACCCCCGAAGAAATCCCGTTTGAATCTGCCTCTCCGAAAACCTTCTTGAAGGCCGGAGCGCCCATGATGTTCTGTTGAGCACGGTGGATAGCGTCGCCAAGCTTGTACGCCTCAGAGCCTGCCGCCGCCGCGATATCTTGATCTATGGCGCGGTTGATAGCTCCGATCGTTCGCGCTTTCTCAGGCGTCCAATCTGCGTTATTCGACTTTCGAATGGCATCCCATGCCGCAACGCTACCAGGTTGAGTGACGCTACCGCTCAGCTGATCCTTGAACCCGGTATTGCGCGCCAGGTCCATAAGCTTCGTGATGCCCGAAACCGTACCGGAATTTCCGCTGCGTTCTGCCTCAGCCAGGAATTGAGGATCTTTCAGGAGTTCATCGACGTGCGTAGTCTTGATCGGGTTATCGCCTGAAGTCTGGCGAGCCTGATCGTAGATTTGCTGCTTTGCCTGCCTGAAGTAATCGCTGAGACCATCCGGACCAGTAAAGGCATCATTGATGACATTACCGCGTTGCTCGTTATTGATGAGCGTAGGATTCGCTCCAGTGGCATTCACGCGTTCCTGAGCGTAGTTTGAAAGCGCGTTTTGCTCAGATGCCATCTGCGCTTTCATGGCCTGATTCGCCGGCGTTTCTTGCGGAGATTTGGCCGCAGCATGCTCATCACGAAGCGTATTTTCGTTGCCTGTGAGAACGCCCGTTCGCGCTTGCCCGGCGTTCTCGCCCATGATTTCGTTGACGATGCCAGCTCGAACCGATTGCTCTGCCGGCGTAACGTCCTGAGCGACTTTCGAAGATTTCACCTGCGGGAACTGACCTCGCGCGCTTTCCTCTCCCGTGAATACCGGGTAGGGATTCGACTGCGCCGAGGCAGCGCCGCCGCCAGCCATGACGCGCTCCTGCATTGCGGGGCCGGTCGGTTTCGGGGGCGCGCTCTTGCTGAAATTCGTGTCGTCAGCAGCCGTAGCTACCGCCGCCTCTCCGATAACCGGAGCAGCCCTCTTCGCCAAAGCCGGGACCGCCATAAGCCCCGTTTGAGCCATGTTCGAAACGTCTTGAACCGGGATGCCGGTAGCATTAGAAACAGCCTGAGAGCCGGCCTGAATACCCTGCCCTACGGCGCCCATCAGACGTTGCGATGCCTCGCCCTGATAGCCAGCCGTGTTTCGGATGTCCGTGTTGTCTCCGAACAGGCGTCCGATACCATTAACGGCCTTGGCTACCGGCTGATTGAAGAACGCGCCGATTCCATTCTCAGATCCCGCTTGAGCCTGTTCCGGAGATTGGCCGAGTGCGCGACGTACGGCGTATTCACCTTGCGAAAGCGCCGCACCGGGAGCTCCAAGCGCGGTATCCGCGAGAGCGACCGCACCCTGTCCGAATTGAGCCAACGGACCGCTAGACTGAGCCGGCGCCGGTTTCTGAGGCTGCTGAGCCACAGGTGCAGCCGGAGCCGCCGCTTTGGGCTGCTGAGGCGCGCTCTGAAGCGTCGAGAACAGATCCGACATCGGGCCATTGTCAACCGGCGCCTTCTGACCAACGCTAGACTGACCCGGAGTCGTGCCCTGAGTCGTGTCTACGCCGTTCATTACCTTGGCGATGTACTGACTAGGGTCCTGCTTTACGAATCCACCATAGGCCTTAAGAGCGCCTTGATACGTGCCGCCGTTCTGAGACTTAAGCTTCTGGATGTAGTAGTCAGCAGCATTGCGCGCCTGCACAGGGTCGAACGGATCGAACTTGATGCCCTGCTTGCGCATCATGGCTAGCGTCGCCGGCATGAACTGGTACGGACCCATCGCGCCGGTCGTCTTGTTGACGGCCAGCGGGTCTTTGCTACTCTCCGTCATCGTCAGGTTATCGAGCAGCTTCGACGGCGTGCCATAACTCTTATTCGGATCGAACCCAGACGACTGCTGAACAGGCGCGGACGGAGCAGCCTGCGTAGGCTGCTGTTGCCCCGTTGCCCCTTGCAGCGTAGCGAGAAGATCGTCCATTGATTACAGGCTCCCCGTATTCGACAGTTGCTGCAAGTTCTTAGCCTTCTGTAGCATCGCTTTGTACGCGTCCGATCCAGTGCCGCCAAGCTTCTTCAGGATGGCAGCTTGTTCGCCCTTGTCGCCAGACTTGATCGCGTTGTAATACTGATAGATAACAGGATCGAAATTGGCGCCCCACTGTTGATCGAACTGACGTTTGGCGAACACGCCAGCCGCAGGATTTGCGGCAATAGCGCGCTCCAGTCCCGGCTGATACGACTGCGAGCCGGTCACGATGGCATCGTTAAGCTTCGTCACTTCCTTGATCGCTGCTGGCGTGTAGTGCGTCGATCCGTTCGCCGCTACCTGAGCAGCTAGGCCTGCATTGGTCTGCGGACCCATAGATTGAGCCGCCTGAAGCGCAGAACGTTCCAGACCCTTGCCGACCAAATCGTACGCCGTTGCCGGGTCGAACTTGCCGTCCTTGTTCGCCTCGCCAGGGTTGAAGCCGAGGCCGGACGCGATATTTCTAAACCAACTGCCCGATTGACCCGTAGCGCCAACGCTATCTATGTTTTGCAGGATGAGTTGGTTATTGTTGTGCTGAAGACCGGCGTTGTTATACATCGAGCGAGCCTGATCGCGCTCCGCTGAAAGCACGGGAAGATCTTGAGCATCGCCAGGCTGAGCGATGTAGACACCCGAAGTAGGCGGGTTCGTGATCCCCGTAACGTTTCCGCTTGCGTCCTTCGATACAACGGTAGGTCCGCCAGTAAGCGCATTCGTGCCCACAGTCTGGCGTTCGCCCGGGCCAACCTCATTCGGGATTCCGGGATTGCCAGTAAGCGTGCCGGGCGCTTTCCCGTATTCTGCATTGGTCGAGTACGCAACATTCTGCCCGCCGGTATTGAGCAACCCGGTTGAGCTCTGAAGCTGCGAAGCTTGAGAACTGGCCGGAGTGGTATCGCGTGCCAATTGACCTAGAGAAGTCTGCAATTCTTGAGGGCTCCCTGCATGGCTAGAGATCCCCTTGATTACCTGATCGACGTATCCTGCGCCCTGGCCGTTCAGAGTCTTTTTGATGTTTTCAAGCTGAGCGACCATAGCTTGAGGAGGAACGATCGGCGTTCCTTGCGGCCCCATAAACGAATGGACTACAGCGTTGACTCTGTTCATGTCATCGTTCGACATGCTGCTGAGTGCCGAGCGATAGTCATTAACGTTCTTTGCCGTTCCAAGGATCTGATCTGCATACTTGCTGCCGATCAAAGGCGTATTGGTAGCCGTCCAGTTTTGCAACTTGCCATAGTCAATCGTGCCGTCCGGATTCTTGAACGGGGCATTGGGGTTCTGCATGGCAGAGCTGAACGCGTTGCGCTCGGACTGAAGCTGGTTGCTCTGCTGAAGATCGTTCTGAGCGCTTTGCGTCTGCAATTGCAGAAGTTGGTTGTTTTGGCGAGCGTTCGCCAGGCTCTGAAGTCCGCTAGCAGTCTGAACCGCTTGCCCTAAAGAATGAAGCGGGTTTGGCGTCTGAACCTGAAGAGGGATGGAGGCGTCGAGCGGCATATATTAACCTACGTTACCCGTCGTAAAGTAGTTAGGGTTTCCGGCTTCGGTAGTGCCGTATATGTTGTTTGCTGCCGGAGAAGAATTCTGATTCTGCAAGCCGTACAGCAACCCAATCCCGCCAAGATTACCAAGCGCGCCGGACGCGGCATTAGCGGCGCCGACCGTTCCAGCAGCCGAAGCATTGGCGCCGGAAGTCAGGAAATTACCCGCCTGATTCGCTGTCTGAAGCCCCGCATTGCCAACGCCAGCAGCCGCGTTTTGGCCCAAACCTACCAAGCCGGTCAGCCGGTTATACTGATCCGAATTCACGCCATAGTTCGTCATAAACTGGCTAAGTGCGTTCTGGTACTGCTGCTGATACGTGTTCGATGCCAAACCAGTATTGAACGCGTCCAATCCCTTAGCCTGAGCGCCAGACAGATTCAGCCCCTTAGCAGCCAGCGCGTTGTTCGTGTTCTTCATGCCTTGCTGAAGATTGAACTGATACCCTGGCGTCTGCTCTAACTGCTCCATCGTGGGGTTAAAGTTAAACTTCATACCACCGAGCGTATCAAGCTGCCCTTGAAGCTTTGGAATCGTATCCGTTCCGAGTTGCATGTACGGTTGCAGATTTGTCTGCAACTGCTGAAACTGATTCCATTGATTTTGTGCTGCGTTTTGCGACGCTTGAGCCTGCGTGTTAGCGGCTGACTTGGCACCTTGAGACGAGATATAAGCACCGCCGACAGCGCCAACGCCAGCAGCGATACCGCCAATCGCAGCCGCTGATAGCCCGAAACTCATGATTCGTCCTTTAGACGGTTATTGATTAACTGCATATTCTCCGGACCGCCAAGCAATTCCGCACTTTTCGATTCCGTTAATTCTTCTACCAGCTTGTCTAGGTCGGTTTCATCTGTCGCATGGATCGTAGTGAAATACGTATCCTCATGCGCGTATCCTGCCCGCTTTTCGCCAGGCATGGATTTGAAAATGTAGTGCTTATCTTTGATGCGCACCGGCCCATCAGGCGAGGTTACTTCGATGTCGCCTGAGACTATTGCTAGATGCTCTGACTTGTGAACCGCTCCCGTCAAAGTCACGCCCTTCGGAATAAGCATCTTGCGCGCATACAAACCAGGCGCGAAGTAATTCCAGACGGGGCAATCGACTTGCGGAAGCTTCTGAATCTCTCTTTCTAGAGACTCTACCTTGCACCGCACATCGATTGAGAACGTGACTTTGGGAACGATCTGCACTTTAGTTGCCGATGATCCGGATTACGCCCACGTTGTAGACTTCGCTCGCGGTAGGAACGATAGGCGATGCCGTAAAGTTACCGAACGTGATAGCCAGCGTGTTGTTCGCGCTGATGCGAGCGCCGACGATGCCGAGGCCAGCTTGTGCAGTCGGCTTATTCACGTATACGACGCCTCCAACCGTGAGACCCGGGACCGTGAAAGTCTGTTCTGCCGAGGTATTAGCCGCGACCGAGGCCGGCGACAGCGTTACTTGATGCTGGAAAGTAATTTCGGTTGCTACACCAGTGAATCGTGCCATTTTTAGCTCCCTGAAGTCTCATAAACGCCGCCCTGAATGTTGACTACTGCTCCAGTCGCGGCAAGAGCCTGAAGCGTTGAACCTGCGTTCATTTGCAACCCGATAGCCTGGGGGGGCACATACGACTGTCCAGCCGACAGCGAGAACGCCGACACGAGTTGATTAGCCGCGCTAGGTGAGCCGGCGCTCGCAACGTTGTAGACAGTCACAGCCACAGGCGAAGCGCTCGTATTTGTCAGCGAGAGATTGGCAATGGTCGAAATCGTGCCGCTCGGAACTGTGTAATACGTCGCCGCTGAAGTCGTCAGCGGGAGAACGGCGATAGGTTTAGGTACGCGCTGCATTGTGGTTATCTCAATCCTTTGACGTAAACCTTACTAACCCCTACCGGAATGGCGCTTGTGAATGTCAGAGTAGTTCCGCTAAGCGAATATTGGTCGTCGCCCTGAAACGTACCGTCGAAGAACACCCATATCTGCATGCCGTTCGTGAAAGCATTACTCAGCGTTAGAGCCGTTGTCACGCCCGGAGTAAAATTTACGCCACTGCTAAACGTCTGATCCGTAATAGTACCATTACCGCCCGTTGAAGTTACCACAATAGGCGCAAAAACCATGTCAGACAACGAATCTGGCGATACCGTAGGCGCTACGGTAATCTGCTGGCTCAAACTCTCTTTCAGAGAATCAGGCGCCGAAATACCGAACGTAGACTCGACCGCGAATACGTCGTCAATCGAGATCCCCTCGCCGCTAGGCGTAGAGCCGCCAGTGCGCCGCCAAAGCTGAATCAAGAACAGAAACCACGATTCCGTGATATTCCCGTTCTTGTCGACAAAGGCTTCATTTACGAGCGGTACGTTTGTCTGTAGGTTCGCCATTACTGATTATTCGATTGCGCTTCTACCCAGGCGCCAAGCAGAGCGGTTTTCACAGGGGAGGACCATGAGATTTCGAATACTCGGTCACGAGCCATGCCAAGCCGGGTCCACTGGATAGAAGTCAGATACTGCCCTTCCCGGCCCATCGAGCGTTGTACTGCGTTCCCGAATGACACGCCGCGCGTATCGCTCCACCGCAGGAACACAGGCACATCCACGTTCGTCCCGATGCCGTTTCCTACTTCCATGTTCGCAATCAGCGACATGTAGTGAATACGGTTCGAAGCCTCATCCACGCCATGCATAAACGAACGAATGCGAGGAATCGGATTCCCTTCGTCCGTGTACGTGTTCTGATTCCAGTGGTAGAGTTTCCCGTTCTGCCAGTCGCCAACTACCGACATACCATAGGCGTTCGCATAGCAATTCGCCCTGTGACGGTGCTCCTGACCATTCCCATCGATCCATATCAGCTCGTTCCATTGCTGCGTGCTCAGATCATACTGCCAGGTCTTGTCCGACTCAGGGAAGATCAGCACGTAGAAGAAATGGCCATCAAGCTGATAGGTGAAGCCGATAGCTTGGTCCAGGTCAGAATAACCCTGCATCTCGTTATCGAGTGCGAACGTTGAGATTTGCTCGGCATTGAACTGCTGCGAGCGAACAACCATCGCTTTGCCTTGCGGCGACTGAGCCAGCCAGTACAGATTACCGTCCATCTGAGCGATGGAGCCCGGCGAGGCACATCCGAACTGCATAAACACGCCTGGCAGACGATTGAACGGAAACGGCGTATCGCCGGCGTCAAACCATACTTCAGTCGTCTGCTGCCCGAACAGATATACGTATCGCTTTGCCACGCCTACGCCGGCCAGAAGATCGGAATAGCCAGACTTCGAAGCGAAATCGAGCGCATCGAACGATACTTCATTCACCAGAGACACATACCATTCGTTCGTGCCTGGCGAGTTGAACACGAGGTATCCGTCGACAAACCCCACCGTGTTACCGCCAAGGAACGCAGAATCAGAGATCAGCGCGAACGAATCATCAGCAAGCTTGATCGTCCAACCCCGGTTGGAGCCATCCACGATAACAACGTAGTTGCCGTTGTCCGTCATTGAGACGTAACCAGAAGTGCTCGCGATGTTCCCCAACGGCGTCAGCGCCCATGATTCGCTGATAGCGAAGACCGTGTTTCCACAGACTCCGTAGAACTTGTTATTCGATGCAAACCACAGTTGGCGCCAGCCGCTCCCCTCTGTCGGTTCAGCAGTGGCGAGCAGATCCAATCCAGGCGTCGGATAGCACGTGAATGGGAACTGCGCGTCAGGCGGATTTTTCTCCATGTAGAGGTTCACGCAGCGCTGCGCCTCAGCGACAAGCGAGCGCGCCTCATATGCGCCGGTAGTGAGCGGGATGCGCATTACGGCGAACTCCCGATCATAAAGTCGCCATAGATGTTGTAAGTCGATCCGCGATTGTTCTTCAGCGCCGGCGGCATAGCGAGCTGCGGAATCTGTACGTTCGCTTCTTCGATGATCCGGAGCGACGCTTCAGCCTTCCCTACCACTACAGGATTCACCGGAAGGCCGTAGAACGGATACAACTCCATCACCAGATTCCACATAAGCGCCGCGCTGTATTCAGGCGGAAGCGCGATCTGATCCGACACATCTACGAACTGCTGAATCTGCGTAATCGTGCTGATGAAGATGGTGTACGTATTATTCGGAACCGGCCATACGAACAGGTTACCCGTGGGGTAAGCCATATCGTAGAAGCAGTACCGAGGGAACGCGTTCAGCGTCTTCAGGCTTATCCGGTTGTAATCCTCTTGAGATCGAAGGATTTCAAGCGGGTAATCGACCGGGTAAGAGGTCGTATTGTTCTGCCGGAAGAACGCCGATTCGATCTTTGCGGGCCTAGGAATGTTGAAATTCCCACCCGGGCCGACAGTGTACGAGACCGAGTTATTGCCCTGAAAACTGGTCGTAGTCAGGCCGTAAACGAAGTATCGCCGGCGCTGAAGCTGAGCCAGAAGCATATTGAGAAGATTGAACGCATCGTTCATATCCTCCGCTTCAGGCGTTTGGCCGACACCGACCACATTGGCGGTTTTAAGCGCCAGCGTGATGATGTCGCCGGGAGTGGTCGGAGCCGGAACTGTCATCGATTCACCGGATTTGCTTGGATGAACGCCTTAATTGCCGCGCCTGTCTGGTTCAGCGTGTACGGCGGGACATCAGCCGGGATCATCTGGAATGTGCCGTCAAACAGGTCATAGAACATGATCGACGCGATGTTGAACTTATCCTTGAGCGCAACCCAAGACGTCATCCACTGAGGCGTGACAGTCGCGTTTCCTGCATCGTTCGTCGCGCCAGTCGTGCCAATCGGGTTGAATTCCGAAATGAAAATCGGCTTACCGTACGCCTGAGCCAGGTATTGCAGCTGGTTGAACTTAATCGAGCCGCCGCCCTGCGAGTACACAACGTTGGTAGCATCACCCTGCGAATACAGATGCCAGTCAGTGACATCCCAGCGGCATACCGCATAGCCAGTCGATCCATCCGGCGCCGTTCCATTCCAAAGGCAGTCACTGAGATAAATCGATGCGTTCGTGAAGGCATTCGATCCGCAGATCGCGTTAGGCATCACCGACTTAACGCCGTCAATCATGCCTCTGCATGCGCCCCGGAACAGCGGATACACCGAATTCACGAAGTCAGCCGCTTTCGAGCCAGCCGTCCACGTAGGAGGCGCAGGAGTGCGGATATTCACGCCTCCAGCGCTCTTCGAATCGAGTTCGTTGCCGCAGCCATACATCGTCACGCCGTACCGCCCAAGGGCCTGTGCAGCGCCCGCAGCAAGCGCGAAGTTTCCAGCGTATGCAGCCGCCTCATTGGCGTATGCGACGCCGGCTGACGATTCCATCGATCCATTGACGATGCAGTAGACCTGTAGGTTTCCGCCGTCTTCGAGGAACGCCTGCGCATACGCCTGAATCGCAGCAGCATTCGAAGGTCCGTTGTAGTCGAGACGAAGTACGGTCATGCCGAGCGACTTCATCAGATCGACCATCTGCTTACCGCTAACAACCGGATAGTAGCCAGGATGGCTATTCACGCCGTAGAAGATCTTCTTGCCAGGCAGAACGGGAGCCGGAGCAGGAGCAGCAGGACAGGCCGTTACGGAGACCGTATAGCCTTGAAGGTACATCGAATCGCCAACAGCACCAACAGATCCCCAGAAACAGAGCTGCTGATCCTTCGTCATATCCATTGCGATGGACTGATACGCCGTCGAGGTCGCGCCATCAGCAGAGACCGTGGAGCAAATCAGGTTTCCAGCGCCGTCCGTGCGCAGACGCAAACGCCCTTCAGTGAAGACGTTCGTCGTCGCACTCGTCGCCGGCCCAACCTGAATACCGCCCAGCGTGACGTAGACCTGTTTGGCCGTCGCGCTGTTGTTATTCGAGAACGAGAACTGAATATCGACTTGCGCGCCGCTGCTCGGAACCGTATTGGCCGGGATAATCAGCGGGAGCATCTGAACTACGCCAGTCGTATTCGTGACCGCCGTAGTGCATGCGCGCGCCTGAGCGCCGCCGCCGCTTGCCAGAACCTTCGTAGGACTGCTCGTGATGCTTGCGAGAGCCGCGGCATTTGCCGCTACCGAAACAGACAGATGCGGCGTCTGATCCGGCAGCGTGTCACTCACATAGTTAAACTGAGTGTCGTAATACTTGCCACCCTGGTAAAGATACGTGCCCTTCGAAGTGGAAACAGTCGCGAATCCACCATTCAAACCGAAATTCTTATCCAAGGCAGCACCCTGCTTAGTGGTTGGTCCAGCTATACGAGCCGTTCGAGTTCGTGCACATCACTTGCACAGCGAGCGTGCCGCTACCCGTTGCCGTTGCCGCGTAGACCGGCGAGGCCGCGCCATCCGTTTCGACGGCGATAAGGCCCGAAGACGAAGCGTTGCAGGTAGGGAGATTGGCGTTCGTGTACTTGGCCGGCTGAATCGAAACGCTAGCGCCGTTTTGCTGGCTCAGTGCGCCCGCGCAGAACGGAAGCGTCGAACCAACCGAAACGCCTTGACCGTTGTAGTACGTGCTCGATTGCAGAAAGTACGTGCCGCATTGGTTGGTGATCGTCTGAAAGCCGTTGCTCGGATTGAACTGAGCGTGGGCCGACGGAATGAGAGCACATGCGGCGACAAGAGCGCCGACATAGTGAGCAAGAAACTTACGCATTTGAAACCCCTTTGGATTCGTTGATAAGCTGCTGCAACTTTTCGACGCCTGTCTTATGGTGCGGATTCAGGCCGAGCGCTTTCGCCTCTGCCATAAGCGAATCCCTATCTCCACCAGTGTCGGAAGTAACCGGACCAATAGCCGCATGTTCTTCCTCTGCGTCATTGACGATGATCTGCGAGCCGTCCGCGAGAGTTACCCACTTCGGATACTCTTGATAGACATACGGAGTCGTGTAATTCAATCGATTCTCCGATTTAGGTTCGAACGCGACCTTGAAAGCGCCCATAGTTTTTCCTTAAAAACCCCGACCCGAAGGCCGGGGGAAGTACAACGCACCGAGGAAAAACTTAGAGCGTATCCGCGACGATACATGCCCATTCCGGACGGATCGCAGCGTATCCGTACAGCAGATCCAGACGGGTGATGAGGTTGTCCGACATGATGTCGTACGCGGTAATCATCCGCATCGAGACGCCATCGAACGAGGCGCGGGCCGCTTCGACAACACCTTGCGTAGGCATTTCGAGGTCAGCCGTTGCGAGCGTGAAAGCTTCCGGGTAGTACGCCAGGTTCTGGCGATACTTCGTGGAAGCCGGGATCACAAGGCTGATCGTTGCGCCGCCAGCCGGCGAGGCCGTAACGGTGTTGAACGCTGCCGGAGCCGGCGTAATGGCCGGGTAGATCGGGATCGACGTAGCGCCGTTGAGCACGTTGGCAGTCACGACGAACTGTGCGAGCTGACCGTAGTCTTGACCCGTCAGGCGGTTGATCGCGTTCACGCCCTGAATCGTGATGATGTCGCCCTTGTTCAGCGTGCCGGTAATCGCCGAGGTCGTCAGGGTGTTACCCGTTTGACCGCCGCCCGAGACCGTACCTGCCGAGAACGTACCGACCGTATGAACCTGGGTCGTCTGATCCGAGAGCCAGTCGAAACCGAGGGTATCGGTCGTCAGCATGCCCGTTTCGTACTGATCCGCGATCTTGCGTTGCGGGTTGAACAGGCCGGCGAGCGACGTAACCGTGCGCGCTTGCGTGACCGGGTCCATGATGATCTTACGATCCATGCGCGGCGACAGGTTCTGGTCCAGAATCGCGCCAGCTTGCAACCACGTTCCAGCGTCCGGCGATGCGGTCGCGTTGGTCTTCGAAACGATGTTGCAGCTCGACGCGGCAACGTTCATCAGGTCGTTAGCGACGTATGCAGCCAGGCGGTTGACTGCCGGAGCCAGGATGCGCTCACTGTAGTCGTCAAGGCTCATCGTGCGTTCAGCCGTACCGAACGAGACCGGGACGTTAGCTTGGGTCGCGACGGTGAGCGTCGTGTTCTGCTCGTTCGTGCCTTGCGGGGTGATCGCGGGGCCGGTATTGACCACGTAATCGTTCGGCAGTCGGATGCGCAGCGTGTTGCCGATCTTGGCGCCAGTGCGGGCGAATTGGTCGTCGTATTGACGGTTCACCGAACGAAGGAAAGCGTTGGTCTGCGTGAACAGACGAACGGCTTCGTTGGTAATCAT